GGCTTCCTTGGCTTCCTTGGCTTCCTTGGCTTCCTTGGCTTCCTTGGCTTCCTTGGCTTCCTTTTCTTCAGTCCTATCTATAAAATTTTGGACTGCTCCTCTCGACACATCGTCCCCCTCGAACAACTCCTTTCTAATGTCGGCCGAGGTAACGTCCGACGATAGAGCCCCTTCAATGGTATTATTAACTCCAATAAGCTGACCGTCCTTGTTAATGTTTTGTGTAAGTTTGTTGCCCGTTCTTCTTGCAATCTTAATATTCTCCTTAATTGCTGTTCTTTTTGCCTCCACTACTCTCTTTTCAAATTGTTGCTTTGCGGCTGCTTCGTTTTTATTTTTCTCGCTCATCAGTTGATTTAATTCGTCTTCCAAATATTCTACTCTGCCTGTTTTGTACGCTTCGGGTTCCCAGGGCATCCACATACCAACCGGACCTACATACACATTGTGGTTGGGATCAACTTCTCGCAACAACTTACATCGCAATTCCGCCTCTTCTTGTGTTGAATACGTACCTCTAATTTTTAATCCTCGGGTGCTGGTTTGAAAAGCTTGCGCCTTGTTAAAATCAGTATCCAATCTTTCTTCATTGGCGTCTAAAAAGTTCTTGTACTCGTCCATTACGTGGTTTTCTGTAAACGTTTCCTTTTCACTCGACACATACTCTTGGAAATCTTTCATTAAATTGTCAAACTCCATATCATGTTTAAATGCCACAAAATTAAGAAACTGAGTAAATTTTTGAACGCTCTTTGTAAAATCATAGTGTTTTAGGAATTCTTGAAAAAAAAAGTGGTTTTTCTGTTTTAAAATGTTTTCAGGACTCACAAAACTAACACACACAAATTTTTGCCCCGACAGAGCTTTATCTTCTTCCAACAAATCAACATATTTGGGATTTGTCGTCCCGTCAGAGTTTTGTTTATATACGCAATCAGTTTTTGACATATTATAATACTTTAACAAGAATCATTTTTAAGTTTTAATTTTAATATATATTTTTTTTCTTGATATTATTTATAATGCTTCAAAAATTAATGCAAATGATAGATTTAGGAGAACTTGTGCGCAGAGCAGTTAAATATCTTGTAGAAGGTGTTATGGTTGCTATTGCCGCCTACGCTATACCAAAAAAATCGTTAAACCTTGACGAAGTAGCACTCATTGCCTTGACAGCAGCAGCAACATTTAGCATTTTAGACACATACGCTCCATCCCTTTCTGTCTCAGCACGTTCGGGAGCTGGGTTCGGAATCGGTGCAAATTTAGTTGGCTTTCCCCGAATGTAACTGCGTATAAGCTAACAAAAATAACAACCACAATTCCTACACTTGGATAATATTTTGTAAATTTGATTAACTATATTATAGTAATTATTAATAATTATAATATGCGAATAAATTTCATATACATTGGTATCGATCATTAATGGATTGGTTAAAAGTACGCTGGAACATTGACTCCAATAAAGTGAAAAACGCAAAATTATCCAATTTAATGAATGAACAAGACCCCGTAGCAATTGGGACCAATTCGATTACGCAGCAGGGAATGAAACACGTAGAAGAACGCGTAACGGGCTGAGGATAGTTCTCTCTACAAACATTACACAGTATGTGTCTCATACCACGCACCATAATCAATCTCACTCAAATGGCGCAAACCATCAAATAGTCGGAACAAACTCCCAAATTAATTCTTTACATATTTTTTTCCATATTTCGTCTTGCTCTATTCGCTTAACAGGGTCTTTCAACATTGGGAAAAAGGGTAAAAATGTTTTTTCATCCAGCAATTCGCACATTTTATAAAGAACGTAGTAGTAATTCAGAAAATTTACTCGGTCGTCGGGACAGTGCTTGGCGTAGGGCATTTGGATTTCCATAAAAAGATTGCACAACTTGTCTTCCAATTCCGGAGACATAATGGGAGGTCTAATTCCCAATTTATCCTTGATAAAAGGAATGTGCTCGTAATATTTGTTGTACCCCAATTTTTTTAATATATCCTTCGCCTTTTTATTCGACATTTGTTTTAACGTTATTCTTTCCTTTTTAATTTGGTGTCTAATATTTTGAAGCACTTCGTCGGGTATTTGGGTCGTTTCCTTTGCTTGAAATTGGGCCAATATTTCTCTAAAATGGTTAATTCTTTTGTAAGCATAAAAACAGACTTCCTTGGGAGGTTCCTTATAAGACGGTTTTTCGTGCTCCACTAGAAATTGTTTCTGGATACCACATTTGTTACATATTACCAAACCCTTGTAATCCACTTGTATCCACTCCCCCAAACAATGCTTGCATGTCTCATAATTTATAACATAATTATTAATATTCAAATAACCCTCGTCCAGGTTAATCAAGTATTTATTAATGTTGGTCTCGTCTACAATGTTGGTATTAATTATTTTATCCGGATTGAAAAAAGAATGTAATATTTGATTCTTGTTAGTGTCTGCCCCCTCCGACATCAGCTTTTTCTTTTCAAAATAATCAAAAATAATACTGGAATTCTCCAACAAATACTCCGATTTTTGAGTCTTTAAATTTAGTATCTCCTTTTTTATTTTTTGCAATTCATCCCGAATGTTTAGGACATCTTCGATATTTTTAGTTGTTTTTAATTTTTTCTTTAAAGATTTCTTCCTTCTCTTTAATTTTGGTATTTTTTTTTCAATTATATTTTGAAATTCCTTCATTTTTTCATTGTGTTTGCTGTCCAGCGTAACGTTGGCATTTTTGTTTACTCTGATTTTTTTATTCGCCTTCGGTTTAAAATTAGGCATAAGTATACTTATACTTGTTAAACCCCATTTAATTAAAAATAAGTTAAATTGATAAATCGTACTATTTTATTGAACTTTTTCTTTAAAATTATATATATGAGTGTTGATATCAAGGTGGATACAAATAATATGAAGATTGACTGCATTATGTTACAAAAAATGATATTTCTATACAATGCTTTAGACAAAGGATGGACAGTTAAGAAAAAGGGAAGCGCTTATGTATTTAGCAAAAACCACGAAGGTAAGAAAGAGGTCATGTTGGAGGAGTACCTCAAACGCTTTATGCTGGAAAATTTGGACATCGGCAAAATATCGTAGTTAATCAATTAATCAATTAATTAATTTAGTAAAATTTTTTTTTCTTTAGCAATATTATAAAATGGGTGGAGGACTAATGCAACTAGTAGCTTATGGCGCACAAGACGTCTATTTAACGGGTAACCCCCAGATCACTTTCTGGAAAGTTACCTACCGAAGACACACTAACTTTGCTATGGAATCAATTGAGCAAACTTTCAACGGACAAGCCGATTTCGGTCGCAGAGTCCAATGCACAATCTCCCGAAATGGTGATTTGGCATACCGAACATACTTACAAGTAACGCTCCCCGAAATTAACCAAGATGATGCAGGTACAAAACAATGTTTCGCCCGATGGTTGGACAACCCCGGAGAGCAAATGATCTCAATGGTTGAAGTCGAAATTGGAGGTCAACGCATTGACCGACAATACGGTGACTGGATGCACATCTGGAATCAACTCACTCTTACCAGTGAGCAAGAGGCCGGATACCACAAAATGATTGGTCAAACTACTCAACTTACCTACTTGACTGACCCAGGATTCGCCGATGTTGCCACTGCTTGTGGAGCGGCCAATGTCCCAGACGCCGTCTGTGCCCCTCGCAGTGCTCTTCCAGAAACCACCCTTTACGTTCCACTCCAATTCTGGTTCTGCCGTAACCCAGGACTCGCACTTCCCTTAATTGCCCTTCAATATCACGAAGTGAAAATTAACATCGAAATTCGTCCCCTCGACGAATGTCTTTTCGCCGTTACCGGGGTTGCTTCCAGCGGAGGTGATCCTGTCAAGGTGTCCAACGCCTACGCCAAATCATTGGTAGCTGCTTCCTTGTACGTTGATTACGTTTTCCTTGATACGGATGAACGTCGTCGTATGGCCCAAAACCCGCACGAATACCTTATTGAACAACTTCAATTCACTGGCGATGAGTCCATCGGTTCCTCTTCAAACAAAATCAAGTTGAATTTCAATCATCCTTGTAAAGAAGTTGTCTGGGTGGTCCAACCCGACATGCACGTCGCATACTGTGACTCTTTCTTGGAAGGACGTCTCATGAACAGAGCTCTTGGCGCACAACCATTCAATTACACCGACGCAGTTGATGCTCTTCCAGATTCCATCCTTGCTTTCGGTTCCTCCGCTCAATCTCGCGGTACGAGCAAAGTTGTTGATTCCTCTGGTCTCTTCAACGATACCTTTCCAATGGACCTCTCTGCTAGTGGCACGGACGCATCTGATGCTTCCATTGGTGGCGCCATCGCAGGTAAAGTCTCCAACGGACTTACTGATGCCGGTGTCTTCGTTCTTGCTGAATCGGCCCTTCACATGCACTGCTGGGGTGAAAATCCAGTTGTTACTGCCAAGTTACAACTTAACGGACAAGACCGCTTCTCTGAGCGTGAAGG